GTTTTAACGTAGCCTGATTCATGATCAATCATGATGTAGTTGTTAACATCTTTCTGAATGACTTCATCAAAGTATTTGAACTCTAGTCCCATACCAGTTCTTTGTTCCCACTCATAGCAGATATCATCTACCTTATCGAAGTAACTATTGTCTAATAAACGAACGTACAAGCCATCCGTATTTGATTGAATAAGTTCAACATAAGGTTCAAGTTTCTCAATCAAATCAAGCAGTAACATCATTCCAGTTACACAAACGTTATTGGCTTGACGTGGGTCAAATAAACCATTGTACTTGTCTTTAGTAGCTCCATAGGTAGAATTAAGCACAATCTTGTATGGGCCTTGACGTGGGTCATGTTTGGCCTTATAACCTAATCTGGTTTTTAAGATTTCAGCAAACTTGTTAGCATTGCTAATGTTTCGACTGGTGTAACCGTATTGGACCATGATAGTTGGATAATAACTTCCCACATCAACATTAATGATCAAGCCTTTAGCGTGATAATTCTCTTTTGCTCCGTGAAGTCCACCCCAGGCAAAGATATGCTTAACACCTGCTACTGTCCTGGTGTAACTTTGTTCGTAATCGTTAGCAGTTTCATAAAATTCAACAACATCTTTATACTTACTAATCTCCATTGTGTCGGGAAAACTGAAATCCATTTCATCATTTCGTTCAATCTTTGGCTGTTTGGCATCTAAGATAATTGCAGATAATTGTGCTTTGGTTTTTCCAATGTATTTAATAGGAAGGTTAAATGTTTTGATAAGTCCCATGGTCGTCTCAAATTCTTCAATCCGTTCAGTGAATACATTGATAGTTTCTTCAACGTCATGGGTGCAATATTTAATAACTTCATCAAGTTCATCATTGGTTAATTTACGTTTGATAGTAAAATCAATCTTTGATTCTTCAACTGAATCACCCATAAAGCCTTCAAGTTGTTTAAGTGATTGACCACGTACTGTATTAATATCGAAGTCCAGAAACTGAATCCTGAATAGTTGTTTGCTGAATTGCCAGCCCATCTTATCCTGGTCAATTATCCAATCGTTCATATCTTGCGGTTTAAAACCTGCAATGATTGCTTTAGCAATGTATTGATCATAGTGACGACTATTAAAACCAACCCAAATATCATTTTTATGCTTGTGGTAATAACTAATGAACTGTTTAGAATCGTTAACGATAACTGTCTTTGACCTGGTGTCAGAATCTAAAATAACAACTAACCAATCTTCTTTGAAGCATTCAAAGTCATAAAATAAGATTTTAATCACCTCTCAATCATTGGGCCTCTCACCCCATCCGAGCGACTTACGCTGTTGAACGTGCTTAACTAATCCAATAATTCTAAAACCTTCAAGTCCTTGAAATCTTTGTTTTTAGTGTTTGTAGATTGTTTTAATTTGTAATGATAATCTTCGTTATCAGTAACCTCTTCAGCAATATCCATAATCAAATCAGCATAAGTATCAAAGCCATCCCACTTAATTTCATCATCATCAAATACTTGTAAACTCTTTAGCATGTCGTTATTGTTATGAATCTGTAATCCCATGTATTGGTTACTTGGTTGCATTACACCATTATAGAAAATCAAGCTACCTTTAAATTCACCAGCTTCAATTTGAAATCGAATTGAAAGCATTGGATCACCTTTCTTAGAAGTCTTTAATTCCATCTGCTTAACACTTACTTCGTATGTATCATCAGGAATTTCGGGATAATCACCATCCCCGGTAGTTGCGTTTTCAATATCTTTCTTAACTTCATCCATATCTAAAGCTTTATCAAACTTGCCCCAGTCGTAATTTTCTTCAGCCATTATTCAGCGTCCTCGCTTTCATTATCTTGAATTGAATCTAAGTACTCGTTTGTTTCCATGATTCCAGCTGGTGTGTTGTACTTATAATCCAACGTTACTTGGTAGTAGCTACCATTCTTATTTGATTTAAGTTGAACATTTTGACCAGCAATATATTGACCATCATCTTCAGACAATTTCTTGTCTACATAGTCCAATGCTTCATCTTGTTCAGTGATAAATAAAACTTCCTTATGTGATAGTTTCTTAATCATTATTCATTCCTCCTAAGTTTTTAAGCATCTTAGTTAAAGTCACCAAGTTTGGACCTACGATTCCAAAGTTCCTTACAAACATTGAAATCAATAAATCTTCAATTACCATTTGAATATTTGTATTATTGGAAAGTTCTTGAACCATACCTTCAACAATTTCTTCACGGTCTGAATCATTCAAAGTGGCTTCACTTGGTAATTCTCCAATTATTAAATCTAGTACATTGTTACAAATACGATAATTATCAATAAATAATTGCATATTAATCTTCCTTCTTTGCTGTTCTTCTACGTCTACGGCGTGGTTTAGGTTCTTCGGCTACTTCTGGTTCTGAATCAGATTCATCTTCACCAGGAGGTGTCATTTCGTCATCATCAGATTCTGTTTTACGGCTTCGGCGTTTACGTTTAGGTGCTTCAGGTTCTTCAACTGGTTCTGGAGTAGGCTCTTCAGTCTTCTTAGTTCTACGCTTACGCTTTGGAGCTTCTTCAGCATCTTCATTGTTCGTGGTTTCAGGTTCTTTTGGTTGTCCTTGGGGCTCTTTTTGTTCGGGTTTAGCCTCAGGACGTTCAGTACCCTTTGGTTGTGCATCTTTCAACGCTTCAATAAAAGCATCCTTTTCTAATGGCACTTCCTTAACCTTGAAATCAAATCGACCACCACCAAAGACGTTTGGTTGTTTTTGTAACATTAGTAGATGCTCGCCTTCATCATTAACATAAGCTCTCATAGTGATATCAACAGTACCTGTAAGGAAGTTAGCAGTTTTAGCGTCAATGTTTGGTTGGTAGGTAGTTCTAACTGCTCCACCTTTTAGCGTCACATCATTTCTTGATTCACGACTGATATATACAATTTGAAGTCCAACAGCTTTCAAACGCTTGATAGCATTATCAAATTCCTTAGTGACCATTGCCCAACCTTTACCATAGTTACCATCAGATTCATGTTCCCAATTGAACTTATCCATGATGTAACTACGACAGTTTTCACGAAGGTCTTCCATTAGATCAATAACGATGGTTTCATAATGTTCACTGTTACTAATTTCCAATGTTTGAACAATATCCAAGAACTCTTCCCAAGCAAAAGTACGTTTGGTCATTCTTCCCTCTTTAGTTACCTGGTCCTTAATTGGTTGAACTGGGCTTGTGATGTTGTCAATGTTTCCATCAGTATTCAACATCAAAACATTGTCAAACTGATCCATAAATGTTGTCTTCCCAACATAGGAATCGGCGTATAACCAAATATCCGGTTTTAAGTCCATTTGTTTTTGTCTACGTTCATTCTTAGGTAATTGCATGAGTACCTCTCCTTTTTCATCTTGAATAGCATTTAAATACATTGGTGCAAAGCGTTCCATACAACTGAAACAGTCACCACTTGGATTCTTAGGATATTCAGTAGCAGCTTCAATTTCTTTAATCAAATTCTTGAAATATAAAATGTTCATTTCATCATATTTCATTGGAACTAATTGCGGTTCTGACTTACTAACGGTTTCAGTAAGTCGTTTTCTAAACTGATATAAACTTTCAGTTTTCTTTTGTCTGATGCCAGTTTTAGGAATGAAGATATAGCCAAGATGCTTAACATTGAAACCTAATTTCTCCAGGTAATATTTATAAAGATGTAATTGACCTGATTCCATATAGTTCTCAACATGATTGGAATACTTGAAATCAATAACCGTTGATGTTCCATTAGGTGCCGTAATAATTAGATCAGCGAATCCAATGAAACCTTTAGTCATAATTGGATATTCATGTTGGAATTTACATCCCTCAAACTTAGCTAAAATATCGTTAACCTTTGGTAATAGAATCTGTAACTTCATCATTTCGTTGACCTGGTTATCAGTGATAACTGGATAGGAATCAAAGTAATCTTGTTCCATTGCTTTCTCACCAGATTCAAGCCCCTTATGAAGCGCATGACCTAAAATCAAGGGACTGTCAGCGTCTAACTTTGGCATTTCGATTAACTTATCAATGTAGCGTAACTTGTAGTGATAGGGGCATTTATGCCACAGGTCAACTCTTGAATAACTGTATTGTGTCAATCATCATCACCACCTAAATACAAGGAACCCTCATATTTTTCTAAAATCGTTTTAACCAATGCTTGAATTTCTTTTTTACGTTGTTTCTTTTTTTGACGTTTATTCATAATCAGTACTCCAAGTCTTATAGATTCCAACACATATCTTGTTTAAAGCTAGTTGGATATCTGAATGTTGCAATCGGTAAAAATATTCTCGTTGCAATAAGTTGGCACATCTTTGAAGATCAGTAGGTTTAGCATAATGCTCGTCATAATCTAAATTGGATAGGCAATCCATGATAAGTCTGATGTTGTACTGAATATCATCAACACCATGAGATTCAGAAATTACATAAACCACGATTTCATAAACTTGATTTGAATCAATCAACTTTTCATCATCATCAAGTACCGGTCTTTCCAAAATTTGATAATGTTCAATCACATCTTTAACTAATTGATTCCTTAACTTATTAATAGGTGTCATCTCTAAACCATCTCCGTTTCCATTCATCAAAGTTCAAACAGTAATAGTCGAACTGCTTATGTTTAATAGGTGGTTTTTTTGTTGGTCTTAATACATAGCCACTTCCACCGTTAGCATTGATTAGTGCTAAATTTCTAGCTTGTAGCATGGTTTCGTTGTAGCTAGTTCCATCAGATTTAAGTTCAATCCCGTGAAACTCACCGTTGATACAAGCCAAAATATCTGGTGTACCTTCTTTGGTAAATTGGGAACCTCCCCAATACTTCACGTACCAAACTTCATGATTTTTAAGGAATTTAATAACTTGTTTTTGGAATTGACCTTCGTTCATCAATCAAGCCCACCTTCTTTTTCAAATAATTTATCGGTGTAATCTTTTCTCATTTTCAGAACATCCAACATTCGCCATTCAACGCTTCCATCAGTTAACAGAAAATAGTAGAAACATGGCCTATTTTGACCGATTCGGTGAATACGTTTCTTAGATTGTTCAAACAGTTCTGATTTATCAGTTAATGTGAAATAGATTATCTTGTTAGCCTTTTGTAAATTCAATCCCATTGCTCCGGCTTGATATTGAATCAATGAAACACTGTTTGATTCAGTCTCATAAGCATCCATATCCTTTAAACTTCCATTCATAGTGGCAACTGGTTTATTTAGTTTTTTGCATATTGAAAGTAGTTCTTGATATTCAGCTTTAAAGTTATAGAAAATAATCAATCTATCGTTGGTACTACTTATTAAATCTTCAACTTGCTGGAGCTTGTGTTTGTTCCAAACTCCGGCAAACTGTCGAAGATATAATTTAGCGGTAGCAGCAGTATCACCAACAATTTCTTTATCCTTCACAACTGCGTAATGATCTCTCGCAAAGTTCTTGTAGTCCGTGGTAGTTTTGCACTTAATATAGATTTCGTTCTGTTTCGGTAGGTCAAATACTTCTTCTGATTTCATGAAGATAGCTCCATACTGATGTAACTTTCTAATCAATCTATCAGTATGTTGGTAGCCAACTATTTTGTAATGACTCATTACGTCATCCCATTCTTGGATAGTGTATTGATTAAGAAATACTTTCTTCTTAATGTTCCAACCAAGTAAATGTAGTTGGCTCCAAAGTTCTTCATACTTTCCGCCGGTCGGTGTACCGGAAAGTAGAATCACGTTATCAGGCTTTAATTTAAGAATGAATTTGGACTGATTAGAGCGCTCATTCTTAATCTTGGATGATTCATCTAACATCAAAGTGAAATGCTTTAAACGTAATAATTCTGGTCGTCTCCAAGCAGTTTCATAGTTCACAACTAAGATGGAATCTTTAGGAATGGTTGATATTGGTTGCTGGGAATATCTGATTACCTGGTAATCATTTGAATAGTATTTTTTAAAAAGTTTGATCCAATCATTTATTTTTGATTTCTGACAGATGACTAAATTAAAAGGCGTATTCAATTCCCATAATTTTTCAGAACCAACGAATGTTTTACCTAATCCCATATCCAAGTAGTAAGCTACTCGGTTAAACGTCTCAGTTTCATCTAATGCTTTAATCTGGTGGTCAAATAGTTTCATGAGTAGTAATGTTCAAAGGCTTTATAGATTGTTTCTTCAGACTTAGCTTTGTCATCCTCTAGCTTGGCCCGATAGCCCCGAAGTTCTTCAGCCCTAATCTCAATATCCTTTCTGAATGGTCCAACGATTAACGTTGAAACACATGATTGGATTCGGTTATCAATTTCACCAATCTTTTTACAAATCTTGGAATGGTTATAAATGGCATCTTCAATTGCTAATATGTCATCATTCATCTGGATCAACTCCTTCACAGATATCACG